AAGGCGGCGGTTCCGGGAGGGAACCCCAAACAAAAATAATAATGGCGGCGTAAGCCGCCCCACGATTTTTTGAAAATGGGGGTTTTCCGGTAAAGTGCTATCATTTGACTGTCTTTTGAGTGCATACACCGGACAAAATCAGCCATACAATATCCATAAGCCTGTTTGAAGGGGGTATTGTATGGCAACAAACAAGCGTGTTTTCACCTTGCGCCTATCGGATGAAGTCTTTGACAAGATCGGGGCGCTTGCAACCCGTGAACACCGATCTATCACCAATTACATTGAATTTGTTCTTCTGAAACACTTGGAAGATGTGGAGAAATCGGAAGGAACAATCAATGTCGATAATCCACCCAAAGGGGTGTAACTGAAAATGTCTGTTCTGAAGCAAAAGAGAACCACAAGCAAGGCCGAGTTCATCAACACGGCCAATCAGATTTATGTTGAAACCCTGAACTTTCTAACCCGTCTTTCGGCCCGGTATTCCCGGCTGATTGCGGAGCCGGTGGCAAAGCTGGCCGGTGAGATCATCGACCATGCGGAAAAGGCCAACAGTATTTTCCCTTCGGACAACCAGCGTATTGAAATGCGGAAGGCCCATCTTCTTGAAGCACGGGCTTCCCTGATGGCGCTGGATGTTCGCTTGACCCATGTTTACCTGATTCTGAACCAGAACCCGGAAGGGGCCTTCACCACTTCCAAGGGAAATCCGGTGAAGTCACAGGACGCAATGGAAAAGCTGGATAAGATGGCGCAAAATCTTGGTGAACTGATCGACAAAGAAAATGAACTTTTGAAAGGGGCCATTAAGAATGTAGGTTCAAGATTGAAAACTTAACTTCAAAAAAATTAGGTGTATCTCTGTTAATGTGACCTCGGCGGTGTGGTGGTGGTTGCGTTCCCCTAATTACAACAACAATAACAATTTCTGCAATGTCAACAACAACGGCAACAACAACAATAACAACGCTTACTACTCGGCTGGCGTGCGGCCCGGATTTTGCGATTGCGAGGTCAAATGGAGTAACAGAAACCCGGCTTTTGGATTTCAGGTGAAAGACGACCTTCGCAAAAGGAGAGATACTTCCTTGGGTAGCCAATCCCTAAAACTGCCCTTTGATGCCCTTACACGGACGCTTCTTGCATGGTGGGGGATCGTGCCATATCCCATTTCATGTGCAAGGGCAAAGCAGATTAGACGGCACCCTACAATTTATCTGTACGAAAGGCGAATACTTATTTTTATGACAAGCCAAGAACGGCATGAAGCAAGATACCAGCGCCGCAAAGCAAAGCGGCAAGCGAGAAAACAGGCCCGGTGTAATGCCCTTGGGCCTATGGAAAAGATCTTTTCCTATCGCAAAATGTTCTTCTATGGGAAGAAGTGCTGTAACGGGGTACGGTGGAAACAGAGTGTTCAGAACTTTGAAGGACACCTGTTTTCAGGAACGGCCAACAGACGGCGGAAGGTTTTGGATCAAAACTGGAAGCCTATGAAATGTACCCACTTCACCTTATGTGAGCGGGGCAAAGTACGGCCCATAGATGCACCCCATATTACAGATCGACAAATCCACAAAGCCCTTTGTAATGAAGTTCTGACCCCTTTATATGGCCCCTGTATGATTCACGACAACGGAGCAAGCCAAAAGGGGAAGGGCCTTCACTGGCACTTCCGCCGCCTGAAGGAACAGCTTCATTGGCATTACCGGAGGTATGGCCGGGAAGGTGCGGTTTTACTGTTGGATTTGAAAGGCTTTTTCCCGAATGCGCCCCATGCGCTTCTGTACCAACGGCACCAAGAACTAATTCTAAACCCCAATCTTCGGGCCTTGGCTGATACTGTAATACAGAATTCCCCATGCCCGACACCGGGCCGGGGATTGCCCTTAGGAGTGGAACCATCACAGCAAGAAATGGTTGCCTTACCCAGCGCAATAGATAATTGGATTAAATGTCAAGCCGGGGTTCACTGTTTCGGCCACTACATGGACGATTATTATTTAATCTTTCCTGATGTGGAAGCCCTGAAGAAACTTGGGCATGAGGTTGTTCGGCGGTTTGAAGCTCTCGGAATTCGAGTGAACAAACGGAAGTGTAAGATCATACCCCTGACAAAGCCCTTCCGGTTCTGTAAAGCAAGATTCACGCTGACGGAAACCGGGAAGATCAAAGTGAACGGGAACAGGGATGGTGTGAAACGGGCAAGGCGAAAGCTGAAGCTGTTCCACCGGGAATTTCTTGAAGGGAAGCGGTTATTATCAGAAGTTGAACAGTTTATGGAATGCCAAACCGCCTATTACCGGAACTTCAATGACCACGGAAGATTGTTGCGGTTAAGGCGGCTATATCATGCTATCTTTTTCGGAGGTGCAAAATGTATAGGATCATCAAAGACGGGGCCAACATTGGCTTGACCGAAAATCTGAACTACATTAAACAGGCCGAAAATGGTTGCTATGTCCTTTGCCCGGAGCATGATGCTTCGGGCATTGTTTTTGCCGGGACTGTGTACCATTTGCTTGGCCGGGATACTTTGGATGGGGCGGAAACCGTCAGTTTGGAAGAAACTGATGCGGGAACAGAAATCACCAAATCCAATGAAGCTGGCGGGATCGTGTTTGTGACAATGGCGGAAGCCGGGAGCATTGACCCGGTAACGGCGGCGGAACACGCTGATCTGTTTGCGGAATGGGCCTATCCTGTAAACTATACCTTGGGCCAAATCCGCCGCTATAAAGGCACCCTTTACAAGTGTGTTCAGGCCCATACTTCCCAAGAGGATTGGACACCGGACACGGCACACAGCCTTTGGAGCCTGACCGCCGATCCTTCGGAGGAATGGCCTGAATGGATTCAGCCTATCGGGGCGCATGATGCCTATGCTTTGGGGGCCAAGGTGAGCCACAAGGAAAAGCACTGGACTTCCACGGTTGCAAATAATGTGTGGGAGCCGGGTGTATATGGTTGGGAGGAAGCCACCGATGGAGTATAAAACCTATCTGGCCCGGAAGCGGCTGAAGAAGCTGGTGATTTGCGGCCATGTGAACATTCCCTATGGAACCGCCGTGACCAATGAAGGCGGGGTTCTAATGTGGAACGGAAAACCGGTTTGCGCCACTACCAGCCAAGATGCCTTTGATTTCTTCAGTCAGAACGATGATGGCCGGGGCCGGGAGCGTGGGGAGCTGGTTTCCGCTATCCTGATTAAGTTGGCAAAGCAGGATCAGCAGAAAGAGCGGTGGGGCCGTGTTTGGGAAGATCCCCTTTGCCGAAAGTATAAGCGCCCGGAACATGAAGATTTCTGGATTTGGAATTATGACTTCTACAATGCGCCGGTTGAGGATTTGCGCTATATCCTGAAGCTGGTGGAGGGGTGACGCAATGACGGTGTATCAGTGGCTTTGCTTGCTTGGGATTCCCGCCCTGATTGCGGGGGTGTTCAAGTACCTTCACACCCTGATCAAGCGCAATGCGGATGATAACAAGGCGCTGAAATTAGGGGTTCAGGCCCTTTTGAGAAGCCAAATGATCAGTGACTTCAACAAGTATTCGGAAAAAGGCTATGCGCCCATTTACGCAAGGGAAAGTTTTGAAAATTGTTGGAAGCAATATCATTCATTGGGGGTGAATGGGGTGATGGACGATCTTCACAAGAAATTCTTGGAGTTGCCCACGGAAGCCCCGGATGAATGAGCCGTGTAAAGAAGAAACCGAAAAAGGAATTTTCCAAAGTCCTGTTGGGATGTGTGGGGGCCGTCACGCTGGTTGTGACGGCCTTCACTCTTGCTATCGTTTGGAAAACCGGGGACACTTCGCCCCTTGCGTATCTGATCCCGGCCATATTCGCTGAACTGGCAACCGCCACAGGCTTTTACTATTCCAAGGCCAAGGCTGAAAACCGGATCAAATTGCGGAAGCAATACGGCCCGGAAATCTACAATGATACAAAGGAGATGTGAACCATGCTGGATGCAGTTCTGAAAAATCTGATTGATATTGGATGGGCCATGCTGATTTTCTTGGCGGCTTACTTGGCAAATGTGGCCTTTTCCCTGTATTACAACATTCGGATTTTGCTTCAGCCCTTTGACAAGAACAAGGCTATCAATTCCGCCTTGAAGGTTGCGGCCTTTGTGGTGGGGTTGACCTTGCTTTGTGTGAGCATTACCACATTGCCCCTGTTCGCTGAACAGCTTGGATGGGCAATCCCGGAAGAATACACGGATATTTTTGCCGATCTGGTGATTGTGGGTGCTGTACTGTTGGTTTCCTGTAAGTATATCAAGGAAGCCTTCACCAAATTTAATGCCATTCTTCAGGCGAAAGGGGAAGATGAACAATGAAACTGGTACAAAATTTTCTGACAAAAAATGATTGCTACAAAAGCGGCAGGAAGATCACGGTGAAAGGGCTGATGCTTCATTCCGTGGGATGTTCCCAACCCAATGCTTCTGTGTTCGTGAAGAACTGGAACCGTTCTGGCCTTGAAGCCTGTGTGCATGGGTTCATTGACGGAAACACCGGCACTGTATATCAGACCCTTCCTTGGAACCACCGGGGCTGGCACGCTGGCGGAGCCGCCAACAACACCCACATTGGGGTTGAAATGTGTGAACCGGCCTGTATCAAGTACACGGGTGGGGCAACCTTCACTTGTTCTGATACTGCTACCGCAAAAGCCGTGGCAAAGAGAACCTATGAAGCGGCGGTTGAACTGTTCGCTTCCCTGTGCAAGCAGTACAACCTTGACCCCATGAAGGACGGGGTGATCATTTCCCACAAGGAAGGTTGCGTCCGTGGGGTTGCTTCCAATCATGGTGATCCTGAACACCTGTGGAACCAGCTTGGAACCGGCTACACCATGAACGGCTTCAGGAAGGCCGTACAAGCCGCCATGAAGGGCGGGGGTGTAACTACTACCCCCAGCACTGGAAACGCCGCCACGGGCGGCACAGGGGCCACAGTGAAGCCCTATTTGGTGCGGGTGACGGTTTCCGATCTGTATATCAGAAAAGGCCCCGGAACCAACTACGGGAAGAATGGTTTCATTGCGCCCGGTGTTTATACCATCGTGGCAGAAAGCGCCGGGGCCGGTGCTACCAAGTGGGGCAAACTGAAAAGCGGCGCTGGCTGGATCAGTCTTGACTACGCAAAAACGGTGTGATACCGTGTTAATAGTTTGTTACTAATACCCCCGATTTGACCCACTTTCAATGGGCTGAAATGTTCAATATTTGGGCGCTTCGGAGCGTTGCAGAGCATACTAATTCATGGTATACTGAATTCAATTTGGAATAGAGGTCGTGCAATATGGAATTGATGGAAAAAACCGTGGAGCGCCACGTGTTGTTTGAGGGCGCGATCGTGACCCTGCGCAGAGACAAGGCCCAGCTGATCAACGGCCAGGTGGTGAGCCGCGAGGTGGTGGAGCACCCCGGCGGCGTGGCCATCCTTCCGCTTTACCGGGACGGCACCGTGAGCATCGTGCGGCAGTTTCGCTATCCCTTCCGGCAGGTCGTCACCGAGCTGCCCGCCGGAAAGCTGGAGCGGGGCGAGGACCACCGTCCCGCCGCCCTGCGGGAATTGGAGGAAGAGGTGGGCGTCCGGGCCGGAGAGCTGATTTATCTGGGGTATCTCTATACCTCCCCCGGCTTTTCCACCGAGGTACTGCATATGTATCTGGCCCGGGATCTGGAGCCGGGGGTATGCCATCCGGACGACGACGAGTTTTTGGAGTGTGAGCGCATCCCCTTTGACCAACTGGTGGAACAGGTGGTATCCGGGGTGATCTGCGACGCCAAGACCGTGGCTCTGGTGCTGAAGGCCAAAGCTTATCTGGGGCGGTAAGCCGGAAAGGGGACGAGACCGATGGCCAAGCGCATCCTGATCGTGGAGGATGAAAAGAATATTGTGGATATCCTCAGCTTCAATCTGGGGCGGGAGGGATATCAGACGCTGGAGGCTTACGACGGGGACGCCGGATTGCAGCTGGCGCTGGAGCAGGACCCGGATCTGATCCTGCTGGACCTGATGCTGCCGAAGCGCAATGGGTTCGACGTATGCCGCAGCCTGCGCGCCCAGGGACGGAGCACCCCCGTCATCATGCTGACCGCCCGGGAGGAGGAGACCGATAAGGTCCTGGGCCTGGAGCTGGGGGCGGACGATTACATCACAAAGCCCTTTTCCATGCGGGAGCTGCTGGCACGGGTGAAGGCCAACATCCGCCGCAGCGAAATGGTGGCCGCCGGGCCCGCCGCCCAGGCGGCCGGACAGCGCGTCGAACTGGGGCGGATCTCCATCGACACCGAGCTGATGGTGGCCTATAAGGACGGCAGGGCGCTGGAACTGACCCAGCGGGAATACGAGCTGCTCAAATTTTTGGGAAGCCAGCGGGGAAAGGTCTTTTCACGGGAAGCCCTCATGGAGCACGTCTGGGATTACGAGGGCTATGTGGGTGACGTGCGTGCCGTGGACGTGGCCGTACGGCGGCTGCGTGAGAAGATCGAGGACGACCCGGCCTCGCCGCAGTTCATCGTCACACGGCGGGGAATGGGGTATTTTTTCAACGCATGAGCTCATGCCTTTGCGCCGGGCGGCGTTCCGTTTGCCTGCGCAGGCAGCAGCGCATAACGGCAGCGCTCCCCTGATTTCCATCCGGAAAGGAGGTGTCCCATGTTCCGCAGCCTGCATATGAAATTGATGCTCATCATGACGCTGCTGATCGTCGCGCTGATGACGGTCGTGGGCGCCTTTCTGATCAATTCGGTGGTCAATTATTATACCCAGGACTTCCACACGCAGATGGCGGAAGCCTTTGGGGACGCCGGTTTCTGGTCCGACCTGACCACCCCCGCCCACGGGGGGGCGGACGGGGCCGCCCGCCTCCCCCC